TGTTACGGCGGTTTCTCTATTGCTGGCGGCGGCGGCGGATAAAGTCGTGTACTTCTGCTTTCGGCCATAAACGTTTGCGCGGCGAAATTACAAACGGCTTTGGAAAGTCTGCCTGTTTGCAAGTCTGATTAACGAATGTTGCGCGTTTAACGTGTAGCAGGTCGGCACATTCTTGGGCTGTGAGGTACATTCAAAAATCCTTTTATTGCTTGCAATATAAGCAAAAATCTAAAATATCAAGAAAGAAGCTATTGGCGGGTTTGATAGTTGATTTTGCATATTTGAAGGGACTTACTGGATCATATTTACCACTAGATAATCTCTTCAAAATCAAAAGAATAGGATATAACGTCAGAAGTACCAGAAAGAAAAAAATACGCGCCGAAATTAATAATACAAGAGCTGTAAAAGATGAAAATACTAATACAGCTAATGGGAACAAAAATAGTATTAAAAAAATATTATCTACTGTTTTGATTACAAATTTATTTTCAAAATCAATTTTCATCTTTGTGCCTTTCGTATTTTCATCAGGCGGTATTTACGCCGCCTGTCGGATTGGTAGTTATTTAGCCGCCGGCGCATTATTGCTCCGTACAAACTTCGCCAAATCGGGCTTAAAGTAATTTTCGCCTTTTACGATTTTCCCGTTCTCGTTAAAGATTGGATTGCCGTTTTCGTCAAATTTACTCCAGTTTGATAAATTGACTTCTTTCAGCGCGCCGACCATGTCAAAGCCCATCATATAGCCCACGCCGATTGCTGTTACGATTTGGTCGCACAACGCGTCTAAAATCTCGACAGACTGATTTTCATCCATACTTTCAACGCCCTTGAGATATGGGGCGCAATCGCTCTTAAATCGCAACTCTTGCAACGCAACATCATCACAATGTAGATTCATGGCGTTGCACATTTCTTTGATTTCTTCAAAATGACAACCAAACTGAACCATCACATCTTTACTGGTTGGATTTGGCTTTGCTGCTTTAAACCAATCAATCACTTTTTCAATATTCATTTTCAAGCTCCTATTTGTACGGTGTATTCTTTGCGGTCATACGGCTTGTTTTGGTTTACCGCCTGCGCTTGGAAGTAGGCACATAAACCGTCTGCGCTTGGATAGGTCAAGACGTTGATTGCCTCAACCTTGTAAACTGCGCCGTCCTGTGTTTTAAATTCCTGCCCGATTTTGTACGGGCAACCGTGTTTTTCGGGGTGCGCTTTCAGGTCGTCTAAAATATCTTTGCGCTTTTGGCTTAGATAATTAATCGCCGCTGATAGCTGTCTCAGGTCGTCTGAAATTCTCATTTAAACTTCTTTCATAAATGTAAACCAATGCGTTGCCGTTTGATTTGCCTTGTGCTTTCTAGTTGTATGCCCAAAAATTGGCTTTTCTTCAGTCAAAGATAGAATTTCTTTGACAGATATTTGATTTTCATTCCATTTAAAAATTAATATTCCACCATCCTCCAATACTCGGAAACATTCGGCAAATCCCTTCTTAATATCAGCCCTCCAGTCATCGCCTAACTTTCCGTACTTCTTGGCCAGCCATGATTTTTTCCCGGCGCGCATCAAATGTGGCGGGTCGAAAACTACAAGACGGAAACTCTCGTTATCGAAAGGAAGGTTTGTAAAGTCCATTTTGACATCAGGTTTTACCTCTAAATACCGGATGGATTCACGGTCTTTAAGGTAATGCTCTTCTTGCCTAATATCTCCGAACAAAACTCGTTGGTCTTGTTTGTTAAAATACATCATGCGGCTGCCGCAACATGGGTCAAGGATTTTCATTTCATCTGCCCTTTCGTATATTCGTTTACTTGTACCGCCCCTTTCGGGATTCCTGATAGCTCGATAGCCATAATGACTGCGGCGATCAGGACTGCGGCTATTACGTCTTTCATATTCGGCACACCCTTTCCCCAATCCACCGCATGACCGGAACCGCCATACTGTTGCCGATTGCCATGTATCGCGGCGTGTCTGGGCATTGCTCGGCTGGCTTGTTTCGCCACGGAATCAGGGTGTAGTTGTCGGGGAAACCTTGTAACCTTTCGCACTCGACGGGGGTTAGTTTTCGTACTTTTGGATAATTTATAACGCAATTGCCGTTACAAATTTGGTCTGAATCTACGCCGCAGCCGCCAAACCCAGTGCTTAACGTTGCTCCAATTTTTGAAACTAATAAAGTTTCACTACCACCAGACAGCGCGCCTCCTGTTCTTTTTACTGTGCCACCGATATCGGATTCTCGATATGTTCCAAAGCTGCTTTCAATAAAGGCGGAAGATTCTTCCCTCTTTTTCCTGCCCTGTCCAAGATTCCTGCTTTCGCCCGGTTGCTCAAATAGTATTTGGGCGACACGTCTGTTTCGATTACCTGCGACAAGAAACACTCTTCGACGACGTTGGGGAACTCCGAAATATTGGGCATCCAAGATTCGCCATGCGATTTCGCATTCGTTCGAACGCACAATACCTGCACCCGTCCACCTTCCCCCTGTTGGGACAAGCTCTTTGGATTCGCCAAGCAAAGCTGCCAAAAAACATCCGAAGGCGTTGTCTCGTGTTGATAAAACGCCGGGGACGTTTTCCCACAGTACAACTGCGTCGGGCAGTCCGTAGCGTCTTCGAATAGTGTTAATTGCATTTAAAATCCTTACAAAAACAAGCGTCAGGTTTCCGCGTTCGTCATTTAGGCTGTTTCTTAAGCCGGCAACCGAAAAAGCCTGGCAAGGTGTCCCGCCGACCAAAATATCAGGTGCTTCAATTTCGCCTGACAAAATCCGCTCCGGTAACGTCGTCATGTCGCCATAGTTCGGGACGCTTGGGTAATGGTGCGCCAACACGGCACACGGGAAAGGTTCGATTTCAGAAAACCATATCGGCTTCAGATTCAGCCCGCTCCACGCAACGGATACCGCTTCAATTCCACTGCAAACGCTGCCATATGTTAGCTCTTTCATGCTGCTGCTTCCTGTCGCATAAGTCCAATCAGGTTTGCGGCGCGTTTGAAATGCTTAGTCCAGTTGAAACAACTGAAGCCGGTGCCGCTGTCGCAATGTCTGATGATGTTTTCCGAATCCTTGACGGCCTGAACCAGTGCGCCCCCCTTATTCGCGACAAGCATTTTCATCATCGGTTGCCGCACGTCTCCGATGCGTTGCGGGCGTACAGGATTCAGCGGCTTGCCGTACATCGCCGATAACTCCGTGTCTGCCTGAATCCCCACGTCGTAAAGCAGGTTTGTGGCGTGCAAGATTCTGTCGGTAAATTCGGCATAGGGCATTTTCAGGCGGCGGGCTTCCGCGCGTGAATCGCTGCCGTTGACTACCTTATCAACCGCTGAAATGATTCCACCATCAAGCTCCAAAAACGTCATGGCTTTCTTGGTAACGCTGACCGCGATTGAGTATGTGGACACTTCGGCAATTAAACGAGCCGGCGCGTCTTTCAAAAACTCTTCATACGCGGCAAACAGATTAGACAGCGGGCGCAATACCAATTGACGCTGATTAGGGCTTAGGTCGTCAAAATCCTTAGTCCATTGCGCGACTGCTTGCGACGCTTCACGGCAGGCAAACTCCACGCTTTTCTCGTTCGCTGGGTCGTCTGTGTTGCAGTACAAGCCAAGCCGCTGAACCTGCTTAATGATATGCTCTGCGAAGTTGATTAACTCCTGATTGCAGGCATAGCGCATATCTTGCAACGACAGCCACATCTTGACGCTACATGTAACCGCTTCGTCGGCTGATACCTTTTCGCCTGACAGCATTGCGTTGATGTTGTCCTTTTGCTCTTTCGACATTCCTGACAGCTTGTTGCGGTCAATATTTTTCACTTTGCCCGCACGTTTCAGGGCGCGCTCTTCTTTAATTGATTTCTTCGCTGCTCGCTTTGTGGCAAGCATTTGGCTTACTGTTGTCATGGTTTCCTCGCTTTGCCGTCCTCTCAACGGCTCGGGCGTTTGGCTGCCTGCCTGTGGGGTTATTAGCGTGTTCCTACTGAGTCCATTGCTTCGTCTATCGCCTCCCTAATATCATTACTTGTAGCTGCCAATACCTCAAAATGGTCTTCTTGCTTTTGGATAACGGCATTTGGGGTTTCAAGAATATCGCCATCTTCGTCGCAAAGCCTTTCTGTTAAAGCGCAATCATTCTTTAACAGCCAGTCAAGGCGCACGGTGTCAGGGTGTGGGATGATTTCCAGCGTCTCGGGTTGTGCCACAGCAACTAATTCATTAGCTTTTACAAATTCAGGATGGTGGAATCCTTCAAAATGAACCTTTGCTTCATTGTGCTCTGTATTCATTCCAACAATTACCCCGATTTCAGGGTAAAAATCTTTGTTTTCATGTTGAACCAAATCGCCGAATTTAAATTGTTGCGTCATTTTTTTCTCCCCCATTTTTAGGATGGCTGAGTTATTAATCATGTCTTGAGCAGTAAAAATAAAATCTTTTTGATTTTCTTTGATATGTTTTGAAATATCGTTAATAAAAATTGATACCAATACCGCCGATAAGTAAGCAATTCCTTCAATTAGATTATCTTCATGTGCTGGGTTAATATCAGGTGTTTCTAAAACAACGCCTACGTCATTAGTAGAAATTTTGAAAACATATTCAGTCATTCTTCATTTCCTTTATGTATTTCAATAAAGACAATACCCCACGACGCTTTTTATTTACTCCTCGCACTATCCATAATCCCGTGCTTGGATAAAAATCAATTTTTGGTGTTGATAAAATAATCAAATGGTTGCCGCTATTTTTACTTTCAAAACTGATTTCTGCCTGTCTTAATAAATTTGTCGATTGTTCTTTGTTGTGGTTTCGTTTTTCTTGACGCTGTTTGCGTACAAGTATGAATGTTTCTTTCATTACTCTCTCCTAAAAAGGGACGTCGTCGTCGATGTCTTCAACAGGCGCAGCGGGTGCTGCTTGACGGCGCGGCGGTGTTGGCGTTTCTGCTTGCGCCTGTTGCTCACTGTTTCCACCGCCCAGAATTTTCATTTCGTTGGCGATGATGTCGTATGCCGTGCGCTCGATGCCGTCTTTGTCTTGATATTTTCGGGTCTGAATCTTGCCCTCCAGATACACCTGACTACCTTTCTTCAGGTATTGCCCGGCAATTTCGGCAAGGCGGCGGTACATTGTGATGTTGTGCCACTCTGTACGCTCTTGACGCTGACCGCTTTGGTCTTTCCAGCTTTCGCTCGTAGCGACGCTGAAATTACAGACGGCGTCGCCATTTGGCATGAAGCGCGTTTCAGGGTCTTTGCCCAATCGCCCGATTAAAATTACTTTATTCAGCATTTTTGCTTCCTTTTAAAACTGTTTTGACAGGCTTCCAAACGACCTTTCCGTCTATCTCCTGCGCCTGTCTGATTCCAACGATGTGGATGTCGGGATTACCCGCGAACAGCCTGATAAATTCCTCCGCCGTCTCAATCGAGGAATATTCAGGGCTGATTTGGTAGCGGGCATTACTCAATCGCTTCCATTTGCGGGTATCCTCGTGCCACTTAGAATCCTCTTTGTTGTAAACAAGCCGCCGCCGTTTCTCTTCTTCGGGACGGCATTTGCCAAAGACTGCGAACATGGTGGCTCCTTACAGGGCGTTGATTTCTGCCTTTTGCTCGTCGGTCAGGTTGTATTCATCCAACACTTCGTCAACTTTTTTCATGCCGGTGGATACTGCCTCCACCAATGCCGCGAACAGTTCTTCGGACGGCGTGGGCTTGGTTGTTTCGGCAGCCTCTGCATTGATGGTGTTTTCGGCAATTTGCTTAAACCGTTCATGGTTCTCACTGCCCAGTTTCAAACGACCTACGGCACCAATATCGGTAAACCATTTTTTGTATTCTTCGATACCCTTGTTTGCCGCCGCTTCGCCGTCAGCAATCAGACTATCTAGCTCAGGGTCTGCTTTTACTTCTTTGGGCGTTTCGGGCGCTTGAATGCGTTGCGCCTCGTCTTCGTCGTAGATTCCACCAAACCCAAACGCCAAACGCGCGGCTTGAATCATGGCTTTGTGTCGGAGCATTCGGCGCGGGTGGCTGTTCCACGGTTGGGTATTGCGTTTACACTCTTCCAAGTATTCGGTTACGGTTGTTGGATGGTTTCGGTCTTTGCGGTAGATTTTGCAAGTGCAGCTTTCCGCGTCGGCTGTAAATTCCATGCCGTCAAATTGCGGATGGCTGTTGATAATTCTTGCCCAGCCGTCCACACCGACCACGGGTGTGATACCGTTGTTTTTATCAGGGAATGCGTAAATCTCTTTGGTAAACGGGTTTAATCCGTATTGCGTTGATACAATCATCAAGGCGTTAAATTGCGCGTCTGTCGCATTACCTTTAAAGGCGGTTGCCTTGAGTGTTTGAACCAGCTCTTGCGGGTCGCCTTGAATGTTGAATTGTTTCGCAAGGGCTACTGCTTGGTTTTGGGCGATACTCATTTTTAAAATCCTTATCTGTATTGATTCAAAAGTGTTTCGTAATAGGCTTGGCAGGCTGTTACGCGCTCTTTGATTAGTTCGATTTTTTCGTCATCACGCATGACGGTTACGGTCGTGATACGCTTCTCAATCGGGATGGCTTCCACAAGGTCGATATATTTCTCACGGTCTTCCCACGGTTTCAGCAAATCTTCGGGCGTGGGCAACAGCCAAAAATCAATATCGGCGCGGTCGCAATCAAACAACCACATATAGCCTTGCATCTGCCAGTCGTAACCGGCTTTGATTGCTTTCTTTTCGGCTTCGTCGCGGAAGCATGGATGCGTCCCGATGTCCCATGAGCACTTCGTGTCAACAATCAGGCGGGCGTCTGAATCGTAAACATCACATTCACCCGTCAGCCAGTCATTGACGCGCCGCTCGATGTTTTTTCGGTACTCTTTGCCCCGAACCAAGCCGCTGTATTTGATGGCGGTTTCTTCCATCAGGTCGCCCTTTTCGGTATAGGCGTTGCCGTCGAAAGATTCAAAGCCGAACAGTTCGCGCTTTGCCATCTCAATCAGTTTGGATTTGGCGGTCTCCGTGATGGTCTCGCCTTTGGTTTTTGGCTTGCCGATGATGTCGGCAATGGATGAACATCGAATCTTCATAACCCACCCGCCAAAAGACTATCCATATAGACCCGCGCGTCAGATTCCGATTTGAAAACTTGGACATTCTCCAACTGCGCCCGCTTTGTCTTGTCGGGTCGGTATGTGACCTTGTTGTAGCCGTCGGGCATGATTCCGACCTGATAGCCGCCTTTGACTTTTCGCATGACGACATTAAGGCTGCGCGGCAAACCCATAAAGCCTTTAACCTTTGCCGAACGGTTGCCGTTCATTGTGTATGGTTGGTGGTAGCTCATTTCGCTGCCTCCGCGTCGCCGCGCATTCTCTCGGCGGTTGTCAGTTGTTCGTACATTTCCGCGATTGCGGCTTCGTTTTCGCGCGTTACTCGCGCCGCTTCCTGCATTTCATGGCGGGCTACAACATCGCGGATGTTTTCGTATGGGTCGATAGCGTCCACACTGATTGCTGAAGCTGTTGTGTAGTCCATATATGCTTGTGCCTTGGCGTATGCCTGCACGCAAAAAGCTACTGTCGCCGACGCGATGATGATTGCTGTGTATTTCATGATTGTTTCCTCGTCTTAATTTAGGGATTGCCCGCCGAATCTTCCTTACTAAACTCGGCGGGCGCGGCTGCTTCTTCGTTCAACCTGCGCCGCGGCAACTAAAGGTATCGTCGCCCGCGCCTTGTCGCGGTTTGAGGCGGTGTAAAACTTTTCAATCAAAACCACCGCCGGCGTCCCCACTCACGACTTACGGTCTGCCTACTCTATTCCACTTCATGGGTATTCTTTTCAGGCTGCGATAATCCGCGCCTGTTCGATATATCTGTCCGCGTAGAAATCAAGATTTTCGATTCGTGTGTAGTAATGGTCCTCCTCGATAGCGGCTTCCATTACTTCCATCATTTCGTTGCTGACCCACGCGGCGTCCTCTCTTAGATTCATTCTGTATTCCCACTGGCGCGGGGTTTCGTCTTGGCACTCTTTAAGGGCTTCGCGGTATTCAAACGCCGTCTTCATGACGAGATATTCGATATCTTCTTCCAGCGCGGCAAACGCTTCTTGCTTCGCCTCGCTGATTGCCTGCGCTCCCGCGTAGGCTGCGTCTTCGCCCGCCATTCCCCAATCAGGGGATGAATATCCGATGTTGCTCATTCAATGACCTCGCATGATATTGACGGAGACGACGTGATTTTTAATTTCGTGCCGTCGGAGAAGTAATAGAACATGGCTTTTTCTGTTGCCAGCCCTAGTTTTCCGCCGACAAATGAAATTGTTTCGATGGTGTCTCTGTAAAGCTGGGAAGCGGGGAAGCCTGCTTCGACCATGTCGTCAAACTCGCCCTTTACCCATTGCGCCTTGTTTTTTATGTGTTTGCTCATATCAAGCATTTTGCGTTTCCTCGCGCTGTTGTCTTAATCAAGGGTTCGGGGCTTACCGTTTCCGCGTGCCGTTGCCCTGCCGTGTGTAGCCGGTTTGTGCCTCCGCGTTGGCGGTAGCTCGCCCAAGCCCTTGATTAAGCCGCCTGTCTTTCAAAGCGGCTCTGTTTGCGCTGCGGGTTATTGTCTTTTCGGCTTCCCGCCAGCCTGTAACCGTTTGTTCGACTTCCCCCATGCCTATCCATGTCTTGCTGTCGGCTTTCGCCTACCTGAAGGGCGGTTACTGCGTTTCCTGACTTTTAAAGAACATTGCAGCGGTATTGTTACCTGACCTTTTTCGTCAGTCCGTTTGCTGCTTCGATGTGTGAATATTACTAGCGGTTTTTGATAATGTAAATACCTGCGGTAATATTTTTATTTAAAAAAATATAACAATATGATTTATAATGAAATAATTTTTATAAAACAAAACCCCTGTTACAGAGTTTCGTAACAGGGGTTTTGTTCATTATGAAGAATGTTTTAATCCATTCTTCTGTATATATTTGAAAGTATTGTATTTAAATCTGAAATATTATTGTTTATATCCCATAAAGAGGAATCAACAGATTGTATATTCCCATTTATCTGGTACAACATAATCAAAATCGCAAACAATAACACAACCACGATCCATTTGAATTTATCCATCTTACTCCCTTTGCTTTGACTGAAGAATATTGTAATCAGGGTCAAGGCGGCTTAATAGGATGTCCGTTGGTATCAGCCTGCGCTTAACCTCTACGACTACTCCGGCAATAAACGCGCCATCAGGCAGCGGAACGCCTGATCCGCCATCGTAGATAATGGTATGCGTCCCATCAATCGCAATGGACAACCTGCCCACCATGCCGCGTAGGTAGCCTGTATTGTCGATACAAATAAGCACCAAGTCTTTATCTCTCGGCGGGATATTCGGCTCTACTATCAGTATGTCGCCGCGCTTTATCCCTGCAAACTCCACGTCATCAGCCATGCGAACGCCGACGGTATGCCCTGAGTGTGGGATAAATGTTGCCGCCCTATCCCCATCGCCTTGTATCTGCGTCCTATCCTTGTCAGGGTTGGCGAGATAGCGAACAGCTATATCAATATCCAAAAGCGGCATTGATTTTAAAAAGTGTTTGTCTGCGTCGTTAAGCTCTTCTTTTGTTGGCTTGCTTACAGAATTTTGATTTAGGGTGTAGCTGGTATTGTTGTGTACGCCTCCAATATTATTGTGAAGTGCGCCATTTATAACACCACCCGATATTATTAGTGAGTTTGACATCTCGTTAATTTCTTTTTCCAGTCTCCAGCTAAAGCTGCCGACAGGAACGCCTAATACTTTTGCAAATTCACTTGCAATAGACGCATTTAATGCGTTAGTCCCGTTTAAGTAGTGGTTTATCGCCGCTTGTGTAACCCCCATCAAGCCAGCAATTTTTGCTTGTGATAAACCCAGTTCCTTTTTTCTATCATTGAAAAGTTGCTTTAGAAGCTTGCACTCTTCTTTCTCAATATCTGAAATTTCGCGCTTTTTCATAAAAAACCTCTTTTAAATAATATTACTGGAAGTTTTATATAAAACATAATTACCGCCCGTATTGCATTTAAAATTACGGGCGGTTATAATTTGGGTATAGGAGGTATTTATGACGAAAACCACATTGCTGGAATATGTAAGTAAAAATGGGCAAGTAAAAACAGCGGAGTTGCTTGGCGTTACGCAGTCCGCAATATGTAAAGCTCTGAAATATAAACGAGAAATTTATATTGAGGAGAAAGATGGGAAAGTAACTTCTTATGAAATCAAAAAGTTCCCTTCCGATTGAATATCCATTTATTTGTTTGTCCACCCTTCAAAAGCTAATCGAATATAAACGGATTGAAGCGGAAGTCATCCGCAATTTACCAGAAAGGAAAGAAAATGAAGAAGCAGGATAAAAACCGCCTGTCAAAGAAAGACAGACGGCTGATTAAAAAGGCGATGCTGAAAGCCGCCGCCAAAGGCAGCGATGAGGTTTACAAAATCGCGCTGGGTTTGAAAGAAGGCTTTGAATTACTTGGAAAGTAGCTCGATTAAATGGCCGTTATCGGTATTTAGCCCCGATTCTTCGAGTTTTTGATGAAGTGTTTGGATGAATACCGCCAATTCTTCGGCTTGTCCTTTGGCTGTATTGCCGTTTAAGCGGATAGAACCGCTGCGGATAAGCTCTTTGGTAAGTATGAAGGATAAGTTGGACGACATTTTTTTACTCCGTCGGTTGTTGTGTGGAAACTCGATTGTAACGGAGTGATGACAAATCGGAAAGACGGTTGACTGCCCGGACAGACGGGCGACCGATAAAGAAAAGCCCGCACGAGGCGGGCAATTCCCCTGAATTGCGAGGAAACGATTCAGGTAAGACGAAAGGGTATTATGAACCAAAAGCAAACGCAATGCAAGCGGATTGTCGAGTATATCCGTGCAAACGGACACATCACATCTTACGAAGCTTACGCAAAGCTGGATATTACCCAGCTTGCAGCACGAATCACGGATTTGGAAAACCTCGGATTTGAATTTAACAAACCGCGTTACAAGGTCGGCAACTGTAAAAATCCAGTCGCCCATTACTCAATAGCCAGGTCAGGAATCGAACCATGAACCGAGAACAAAGAATACACGAAGCCCGATTGCTGGTGTTGGCTTATATGCAAGCCGAAGATGTTATGAAAGCTCAGGAAGCGTTGGACAAGTGGGCTGAAATTGTGAAAGGGGTTGATGATGGAAACCAACGAAAAGCCTAGTTTTTACGCGATATTGCCCGCCTATGTGCGGTATGAAAAACGCCTTAAGCCTGCCGAACGTTTGCTTTTTGCAGAAATATCAGCCCTGACGAACAAGCTTGGGTATTGCACCGCGTCAAACGGCTATTTTGCCGAACTGTACGAAACCAAAAAAGAGACTGTAAGCCGATGGATAAGCCATCTTTCTGAACTTGGTTTTGTGAAATTGGAAATGGTTTACGAGGGCAAGCAAATCAAGGGTCGAAAGATTTGGATTGACGAAAAAGTCATGACCCCTATTGACGAAAAAGTCATGACCCCTATTGACGAAAAAGTCATGACCCCTATTGACGAAAAAGTCAAAGGTAATAATACAAGATTAAATAATACAAGATTAAATAATACCCCCTTACCCCCAAACGACGAAAACGGAAAAGACGATTTGAACGCTGACGCGTTTGTTTCCGCTGACGCGAAAACGCATGAGCAAGACGACCAAGATGTTTTGCAGACAGTGGGACAGGAAGCAGAAGCGGAACAATCCACGCTGAAGACAAACAGCGAAAGCAAAACCGACAGTAGCCGAAAGGGAAACCGCCAAGATGGGAATGTTCCGCGCCGCCGCCGTGCCGACAGCGTGCCATGCCAAGCCATCGCAGACTGCTACAACGAGATTTTGGGCGACCGCCTGCCGAATGTGCAGATACTCAACGAAACGCGGAAACGGGCGATAACGGCGCGATGGATGGAAATCAAAGGGACGAAAGCCCCGAACGGGAAAATCCGATTTGAAAGCACTGAAGACGGCTTGAAATGGTTTGCGTCGGTTTTCCGAAAAGTCGCGATGAATCCGTTTTGGATGGGCGATAACAGTTCGGGATTTGCAGTTAGCTTCGATTGGATTTTCAAACCTGCGAACTTTTTGAAAATCATCGAATGGCGGCCGCCGAAACACTAAACCAAAGACGAGGAAACGAAAAAAATGAACGAAATCGAAGAGATGATGGCGGTCGAATCACTGACGAGCCTTGAGGCAGAACAGACGGTCTTAGGGGCGATTTTGATAGACCCGGCAGCGATTGTGAAATGCGCCGCACTGACGCCCGAAAAGTTTTATCAGGCGCAACACAAGATTATTTTCCGCGCCCTGCTGGATATGGCGGCGGCAAACGAGCCGATAGACGTCATTACGGTAAGCGACAAACTGGAAGCGCGCGGCGAAGCGGAAAACGCGGGCGGTCTGTCCTA